CGGCCAACTGGGGTAACAAGAGCAAATGAGGATCACAGACGTAATCACAGAGAAATGCTGGAAGGGATACGAGAAGCGGGGCATGAAGACCATGTTCGGAAAACGTGTGCCCAACTGCGTCAAACGTGAGGACGTCGACTTCTGTGTGCGTTGTGGCGACATCATAATGGCAGAGACATTGAACGAGGACCTCAAGAAATGGTTCAAACAGAAATGGGTGCGTTTCGGTCCCAAGGGCAAGATCCGTGGAGCCTGTGCTCGTGGCAGTGAGAAGGAAGGCAAACCGAAATGTTTACCAGCCAAGAAGGCCTACGCTCTCGGCAAGAAGGGTAGGGCGAGTGCGGCTCAGAGAAAGAGAAGACAAGATCCCAATCCCAACAGGCGTGGTAAAGCCAAAAACGTCAAAACCAAAAAAAAATGAAGATCAAAGACATCACAGAAGGTCCTCATGATCCTTACACCCACAAGGCAATTTTTTTCGCTGGGTCTCCCGGTGCGGGCAAGACGTATGTTGCCAGGAGATTAGCAGGCACATTTCAAGGATTGAAACAGGTGAACATGGATATCTGGTTCAAGCGTCTCATGACAAAGAAAAACCTGTCTTGGAAAATGCCTCCCGAAGAAGAACCCGAGAGAGAAAGACAAAGGCAAAGATCAAAAGAATTGGTCGCCAAACAGCAACAGTCACACACCAAGAGTGGCCTGGGCTTGTTGATCGATTCAACCGGCAGATCATACGAAACCGTGCGAGATATCAACAAAGAGCTCGAGGACAAAGGATATGAAACGACCATGGTTTTCGTCAACACAGATCTACAGACCGCACTGCGTAGGAACAAAGAAAGGGAACGTACATTACCAGATGAACTAATACATCGGAATTTCAAAACCATTACACAAAATCTGGGAAGGTTCCGGCGTTTGTTTGATGATTTACACGTGATCAATAACTCCGATGATGACAGAGACACAGTGGATGACCAAATAGCACAAGTGGAAAAAGACCTTCGAAGGTTCTTGCGGTAAAATACTAGGCCACCAAGAAAAAATAATTTGCATTCCTTACAATTCTGTTATATACTTGTTGGATAACAACAGGAGAAACAAATGGCAGTAAGAAACTTCAACGACGCTGAGAAGCAGAAACTAATACAGATCATATCACAGGGCTCACAGGTACTGGGTGAGGTCGAGGACTTGAAAGGTGGATTGAAAGACACAGTCAAGGCAATAGCGGAAGAACTGGAACTGAAACCAGCACTTATCAACAAAGCGATATCAGTGGCACACAAGGGCAACTACCAGAACATCGCGGACGAGATGGACACGCTGGAGAGCATCCTAAACACGGCCGGCAAACTTTAATGTTGGCGAAAGTCAGATCATTCTGGCTTCGTAGTTTTGAGAGTGACAGGACGGCGTTCTACTTCGAACTCGTCAGTTTCATTTTCACAGTTGGAGCCAGCCTAACACTTGCGATCACAGCCTCGGATCCGGACATGACTATAGTGTATCCGGGATTCCTAGTAGGAGCACTCACACAATGTTATGCTTCATACAGGAGAGAAGCGGCGTTCGTGATGATGATCACTGGCTACTTCGCAATCATAAATGTCTACGGCTACGGCGTGGCAAGTTATTGGTGGTAAGATGAGTTACATAGACGCACTATACAAAAAAGACGAAGACAGGATATACGTTGTAGAACGTGATCCCAAGAAGGGTCGTGTGTTCGTAGAATACGATGCACGTTACGTTTTCTACTATCCAGATGCGAGGGGCAAACACAGAAGCATGACTGGAGAACCATTGCAGAGAGTGGTGTGTCAGACAAACAAGGAATTCATTAAGGAGCAGAGGATTAGGTCCAACAAGCAACTTTATGAACAAGATATCAATCCAGTGTTCAGATGCCTTGAGGAGAACTACCTAGGCAAGGAGACTCCCAAGTTGAACACCATGTTCTTTGATATTGAAGTTGACTTTGACCCTGAGAGGGGTTACTCAACTACAGATGATCCGTTCATGCCCATAACTGCCATAAGTTGTTATATGAGCTGGACGGATCAACTGGTCACACTTGCAGTACCTCCAAAGACAATCAGTATGCAAGATGCAAAAGTATTGACAGAGAGATTTTCAAATACGATGTTGTTCGAGAAAGAGAAAGACATGCTGGACGCATTCTTACAACTAGTGGAAGACGCAGACATACTGTCAGGTTGGAACAGTGAGGGATATGATATTCCATACACAGTTGGTAGGATACAGAAAGTGCTGAGTGGTGATGACACAAGGAGATTGTGCTTCTGGGGTCAAAAACCCAAGAAGAGAGTGTTTGAAAAATACGGCAGGGAACAGTTGAGTTTTGATCTGATCGGTCGGGTACACTTGGACTTGCTAGAACTTTATAGGAAATACACATACGAGGAGAGGCACAGTTTCAGACTTGATGCGATAGGAGAGCATGAGCTGGGTGAAAAGAAAACTGTATACGAGGGTTCCTTAGACAACCTGTACAAAAACGATTTTGGATTGTTCATAGAATACAACAGGCAAGATACTGCACTGTTGGCCAAACTCGAAAAGAAACTAAAATTCATAGAACTGGCCAATGAGATTGCACACCAAAACACTGTGTTGCTACAAACAACGATGGGTGCAGTTGCAGTTACAGAACAAGCAATCGTAAACGAAACACACAGGCGTGGTATGATTGTGCCTGGCAGGAAGTACAAGAAGGATGGCGAAGAGAACCAACCGGCGGCGGGTGCATACGTGGCCACTCCGCAAAAAGGAATACACGACTGGATAGGATCCATTGACATCAACTCACTGTACCCAAGTGTGATTAGGGCACTGAACATGGGACCGGAGACCATTATAGGACAGATAAGGCCTGTGATAACTTCAGCAGAGATCAACAGGGCCAAACACGCCAAGAAATCATTTGCGGCGGCTTGGGATAGCCAGTTCGGTAGTTGGGAGTATGTTGCGGTGATGAACAAGGAGAAAGGTACGGAAATAATTGTAGACTGGGAAGACAAAACCAGTGTGCGTATGAGTGCGGCACAGATGTATGAGATAATATTCGACGGCAACAACAAATGGATGTTGAGTGCCAATGGTACAATATTCACATACGAGTATGAAGCGATCATTCCAGGATTATTGAAACGTTGGTATGCAGAGAGACAGGAGATGCAACAAAAGATGCGTGACTGCGGAGACAACGAGATTGAGCGAGAGTATTGGGACAAGAGGCAACTTGTTAAAAAGATTAACCTGAACAGTCTGTATGGTGCAATCCTAAATCCAGGATGTAGATTCTTTGACATACGTATAGGACAAAGTGTGACATTGACAGGTAGATGTATAACAAAACACATGGGAGCCAAAGTGAACGAGATAGTCGCAGGCAAGTATGACCACAAAGGTGAGAGTGTTGTGTATGGTGACACAGACTCTGTGTATTTTTCAGCACACAAAACTTTAAAGAAAGAAATAAACGAAGGCACTATTCCATGGACCAAAGAATCTGTGATTGCGTTGTATGATAAAATTGCAGAAGAAGTGAATATCTCGTTCAAGGCATTCATGACAAAAGCATTCCACACTCCAAGCACAAGGGGAGAAGTAATCAAAGCAGGTAGGGAACTTGTTGCATCAAAAGGACTGTTCATCACAAAGAAAAGATATGCAGTGCTGTACTACGACAAGGAAGGCAAACGCACAGACGTGGAAGGCAAAGAAGGAAAAATGAAGGCAATGGGATTGGATCTGAAAAGATCTGACACTCCTGTGTTCGTACAAGACTTCTTGAGTGATCTTCTGTACATGGTGCTCACAGGAAAAGAAGAGAAGAATGTACTGGATAGAATAAGTGAATTTAGAGCGGAGTTCAAATCGAGACCAGGTTGGGAGAAAGGATCACCCAAGAGGGCAAACAACATGACCAAGTACACAGCGGCTGAAGAAGCCAAGGGTAGAGCAAACATGCCGGGACACGTGAGGGCAAGTATAAACTGGAACAGATGCAGGGAGATGTATGGTGACAAGTACAGTATGCCAATAACGGATGGTGCAAAAGTGATTGTGTGCAAACTCAAGAATAACCCAATGGGTTATACAAGCATCGCGTATCCAGTAGATGAGATGCGTATTCCGGAATGGTTCAAGGACTTGCCTTTTGATGGTGATGCAATGGAGTCAACTATATTGGATCAAAAGATAGACAATCTTATAGGGGTTCTGGGGTGGGACGTCCAATCAACAGAAACCAGTAATACATTCAACAAACTGTTTGAATTCTAAATAAGTGTATGCTGAGCATTGAAGAAATAAAACTACTGATCGAGAAACTAGAAAAGGTCAAAAAAGAGGACCTGCAGGCACTCATAGATTCAAATCTCAAGATACTAAAAGACATAGAGTTGGCCGTTGACGCAAACAACAAAGAGGTCATAGACAGACTAGACAAGACTCCGGAGTGGTTCCGTAGAGACATAGAACAAAAGAAATTGAAACCATTTGTTGATCCTGTAACAGAAAGAATGGTTCAAAGCAAGATATTCCAGTTTGCTAGAACAAACCTTTACAACAGTCTAGAGATTGGACCAGGCAACGGAATGTTTTCTATGGATTTTCGAACATGGAGGCTGAATTTCTTTGTTGACGTGTTATTGGACAGGGAAAAGGTAATAAGACAAAAATTCAATCCAAGACATCACAAGTACCTGAAATTTTGCACCACAACAAAGACCGACTGTTCATCTGTTCCACAGGGCAGTTGTAATCTAGTGTTCAGTTGGGACACCTTTGTTTTCTTCACACAACAGCACGTACAACAGTACCTGCATGACATCAAACGTGTGCTTATACCAGGTGGGTATGGATTCATACACTATGCAGACTGCCATTACGATCTAGAACTAGATCTCGCCAAGAGAGGCTACTGGAACTACAATACCAAGACCGATATGGAAAAGATGATAAAGGACGAAGGTTACGAGGTTGTGGAGATGAATCAATTCCGACCGGGTGCCAGTTATGCCATTTTCCGTAATCCTGGTAAACAAAATCCAGTTGTGTACAAAGTTTCTGAAATAACACTAGACTAAGATCTAAATATCATATACAATTAAAACATTATGATAGACATCTTAAAAGACATCGTTAAACATACGCATGGACTGGGATTCCTAGATCTTGTCAAAATCAGTGGTAGCACTGAGGAGACTGCAATTGATTCAATGGCAGAAGACAGATCCGTGATCCTACAAGGGTCTTTCCACAAACCACAATCAGAGATGACGGGTACTTTTGGTATGCCTCAGATGGGTAAGTTAGACATCCACCTGAAGTGTCCGGAGTACAAGGAGAAGGCGAACATAACTG